CTTCTGACAGAAGTCCGTCCAGGCACTCTCGATCATCCGGCGGACATCCTCGCCCGATGGCATGAATATCTTTTGCTCCATCGCTATCGTTTCGTTTCAGAGGGAGTGGCGGGACTCGAACCCGCGCTCAAACCATATTTACCTTCCCGTTGCCCCTGTTACGGGCTTTCACTCCCTGCCGTTATTTAGTTCTGGTCGCCCTCTTCGCCGCCACCATTGTCAGAGCCACCGTTTCCGGTGTTGCTGCCGTTGTCGCCGCCATGCTGAGTGCCACCGTTCTCTTCCTGAGTGTCAGAGGCCGTGGCCGTCTTGGTGATGATACCCGTGCGCTTCAACTGGTACTCTTCTTTCTCCAGTAATTCGGTGAACTTGCGCTGTGCCACGGCACGGACGCTGACGGTCACACCAACCTTGTCGATCAGTTCACCGGCCATGTCTACCATCTCCTGTTCGGTCAGGTTCTGATTGTCGGTCAGTTCCTTGGCGCGTTTCAGGTTGATGTTTCCACACTTCAGATGGATGTCTGGGAAGATGCGCAGAGCTACGTCGCTGCCATTGTTCAACTGAATGGCGAAGCCCTCAGACATCTTTTCGACTGCGGCTTTGCAGAAATTTTCCAGCACCATGTTAGCCACCTGTTCAGGAATGAGGTTGTGGCTGGCATGTGAAATCTCACGGGCCAAAGCCTGGGTGTCGCAAGTGCGACAGTCCTCGTTGGCGGTAATGGTACGCTCGGTCACTCCGAGATTCGCGTTTGGCAGATTGATCTGCCCTTTGTATTCAATCATATGATATTATGATGATTAGGTTTGCGTTGGTGGTGTGCCGCCCACCGCCGCGTTATCTTTTGCCTCCGGCACGAAGCGTCTAAAGAGTCACTTCCAGATCAACCCTCAGTCGGTCTACAACATCAACCCTCAGTCGATGTGATATATCAACCCTCGGACGGATTATCGCTTATGCGTGGGATACATCATATATGCCGTTGTCTTATCTTCGATGTCGAAGAATTTGTGGGCGTTTGCCTTGCGGTGCTTGATGATTCCGAGTGCGGTCTTCACAATATAGGGCTCAATTTGTAAGATGTTCTTTGTACCATTCAGAATGTTGTCGATAACTACTTCTATAGCTTCACCAACAGCAGAGTCCACACCAGGCAGACCACCTACACCATAAGATAATCGTGAATCCATAGCCAGACGGACATATATCTCACGACGGCTAAAGATGTACTTTGAAAGTGGTTCAATGTTGCCAAGGTAGGCTTCACGGATCAGCGATATTTCCTTGACGGTTCTGTCGAGAATGGCGATTCGGTCAACTTCTTGTTGCCGTTTTCTCAGTCCGGCATGACCACGAAGGGCGTTCTCGCGTCGGTCTCTCATTGTCAGCCCACCGTCCTGAGTCCAATTAAACATCACGTCTTTTGGTAGGCTGAAGTATGAACAGCCATATTGCGCTGCTGCTATCAGCCGCCCTAAACTTGCGGTAAACGACTTTCCGTCTGTGGTGACCATACAGAACTTCGTCTGAGATCCTTTGAATCCAGAAGTACATCCGCGTATCTCTTTTTCCTTTTTACGTCGGTTTGAATATACGCGACCTGTCTGGGTGTCAATCCTGTAGCCCGGAAAATCTATGAGGTTGTAATTGTCTGCCATCTGTGCCATAGTTCTTTATTCTTTTGCGTATTCTATGTGAATGTACTCATAATCATGTCATTGATGGTCATAGTGGGCGATATTCTATTTTCACGGGGAATCTGTTGTCTTGCACCCTGTCTACTGCCCAATTGAAGTCGAGCACGTTCATACTGCCAGCAAACTTATCATCGTTGCTGTGAAGTTCGGGCGCAATCAGTTTCATTATGCCTTTGTAGAATCCGAGGCAGTTTTCCTCGTCTTCGCATTCGGTAAAATGTTCCATGCAGATAGAGAATACACTGCCCCATCCTTCGGGATCGTTGGCTACGATAGTAATGACGTTTTGTGCACTGCCGATAAATGGCGATACACCAGTGTACATCACTTTGTTGTAGTGGCTGTAGCCATACGGCAACAGAATGTTCAAAATTTCTTTCAGTCTCTCTTCTGGTATGAGGTCAACAGCCTCCTTCTCAGGCTGTTCCACCTCTGGTGCTTTTACTTCTGTCATAGTTCTTTTATTTAATTTGTTCATAATGCATCAAATTCTTTTTCGAGGTCTTTTTTCCAATCTTCGAATTTCAGCATAAAATGGCTGTAGAAAGCGTCTACCACCAGTTCGCCTTCGTAGTCCTGTATCAATTCATGGATCAGTTCTGCCAACTGTGCGCTCGCGTCTGAGGTCTTCTTTTCTCTAACCTTATCCCACGCTTCACGCAGTCTGATCTTCATGTCATTCAGTTGCGCCATCCTTTCCCTGATCCTTTGGGCGTATGCGTAATCTTCTATTCTCATCTTGTAAAATGTCTGTTAAGTTACTGTAAAGTTGCTGTTAAGTTACTCTAAAGTTCAATAAGTACCGATTATTCCCCAATAACCCCCGCTTATCGCGCAATAACCAGGGGTTATTCAGAATAGCTTCGGCTGTATATATTTCAACACCTTTTCTTGTGCCAACTTGAAAAAGTCCTTTTTGATCTCAAAGCCGTATCCCCGTCTTTCCATATTGGCAGCGGCTAAGAGCGTGGAACCGCTACCGGCACAGGGATCAATCACAACATCGCCTCTGTCTGTAAAGATACGGATCATTTCTTCGAGCAACGGCACGGGCTTCTGAGTGGGATGTACTTTCGGGGTGACATTATCACGCACCCAATCGAAACAGTTGAACACCATCCGCCCGTCATTGTTGAACTTTGGCAGACGGTCTTTGTAGAGTACCAGGCCGTATTTGCAGTTGCCCACAATCTTCATGTTAGCCTTCAGTACTTGTGCGCTGAAGTTCTTGCGGAATACCAGAGGGATATAGTGCATGAATCCGTAGCGTCGGCCAAGGTCGATATAATAGTGCAACTGTTCAAAGGCACAGAAAAGCACCATACACGGGGCCTTCGACTTCTGACGGCTACCGGCCATATCGTTTTCGCCGTTCTCGATGTCGGCATCGGTTGCGCCTGTCTTCGGTTCCTTCACCAACATCTGAGAGCAAAAGTGCATGAACTCAGCCGGACGGAAATCCTTGTCGGTATCAAAGAACTCTTTGCCAGCCAATTCGCTTTCGCCATTCTTGTTATCGCCATCCTTATACCAGGCGGGATTGCTCGCGTAGGCGTTCTTACCCAGATTGTACGGCGGGTCGGCAATAATCAACTGTGCGTGGGGTATGCCGTAGACCTTGAAGTTCTGAAAGTGGTCGTTATAAAGTTCTATCTGTTTCATATAATTCTCTAATTCTCAAATTCTTGATAAAAAGCGGAGAGGCACACCGATAGATGATGCCTCTCCAGTGGTGCGCCAAGGCAAACAGGCAATGATGCCAGTCACAATGGCGACTTGCGGCACGTCTGCCGCTTTTCCTGTAATATTGCTCTGATGTTCTGTGCCACGTTGCCAAGGCTGCGGTTTTCGCCGTAGATGGAGATGGCCAGCTCTATGCCGTAGAGCATTCTGCCAAGTTGATGAATCTCAGCCTGCTTTCTGATTGTTTCGATTGTCAGGCCCATGTCTGAGAAGTCATGTTTAGCCTTGATTATACTCAGCGGATCGTCGATAAAATGTCCATCGTCTGCCATAGTACTCATCGTTGTGGGTTTTTAGAACAAACTTCCCATGTTTCATCGGTCCATTCTCTCAGCATGTCGCCGACAAGACAGACGTTTGTAGAGACTACCATCCTGGAGTCCAGGATCAAGATCGGAGAGCCGTCTTCGGTCTTGATGATGGACTTCACACAGGACAGCGTAAACACATCGTTCAGGTTCTTACCCGTGAAGTGTATCTGTCGGATTATCTTTCGTTCCTTGCTCATCGCCGTTGTCGTTTTTTACAAACTTTTCATTCGGGTTCAGTTGGATCATTTCGTGCTTCAGTTCGTGACAGATGCGGTTGATGTCTTTCTTCTTGGCCTCCAGCTCGTTCTTTTCGAGTCGGATGGTCTTGATCTGAATGGACAGTGCGTTCATCTGGATTTCGATCTGAGTGCTCTGCCGGTGCAGCTCCATCAGACGCTCATTAATCGGCGCCACGGCCTTACTCTTTTCTACGTTCAAGCCCGTCATGTACTCTTCGAACTTGATCTGATTGTCCACTACCTGTGGCTCAAATCTCTCTTGCAATTCTTTTGTTGTCATAATCGTTGAAATATTAATTGGTGAAATAGGCGTATTGACATACGCTACGTTTGATTTGAGAATGTTTCTTCGAGATTGAAGCATGAGCACAGGCATTGCACGTTGTCTACCTTGGCGTTTGCCGTGCGCTTCAGGGGTTTCTTGTTTCCCATGCGGGGGTCCTCTTCCAAAATGCAGTTGGCGAACTCGAATGGCCAGAGGGGGGACGGGCTGAAAGTGAGACGGACCACGCCACCAAAGCAATAGTCAATTTTTTGAACGCTCGCGTTGTAGTTGCTGAAGACCTGAGAGACCGGCACCACCATCGTATCGGGCTGCGTCACGCCCACCTCATTCATCAGCCATTCATTCAGCAGAATGATCGGCTCCTTTGACTGTTTGGCGTCGTAGCCGAAGGCGATGAAGTTGATTCCCTTCTGGTCGAGTTCCATCACACGCCGTATCGGTGCCTCCGGTTCTACGACGGTATCGCCAGATACATGCAGCCATCCTTCTGCCTCCCACTTCACATACAGATCGTGGTAGGGTGATTTCTCGAATGACCGCCTGTTGACCCAGGCTGAACAGTCTGCGAAATATTCGTGGGTGTAGACATTATACGCTAAGAACGTCACGGCGTCGAAGTCATCGCCGAGACTGAAGTCGAGACCTACATATACATTCCAGCCATCTTCCATCTTACAATCGTCGATTCTACGATCGACTTGTAAGGCACGAACTTGCTCCGGTGTGATCCACTCTGATATGGTTGCCGACTGATAGACGTTGAACAGCTTCGAGATCACCTCTCCAAGGTCGCCATCGAGTCGCGCCTTGGCGATTGCATCTTCGTAGAATTGATGTTGTACCACAATACCGAGCATTGGATTGCATTTCTTCCAGATAACGGGATCGGTCAACAGTTTTTCTTCATCGTCTTTCTCCCAATCATCAGGCTCATAACAAATGCTTAATATGCGGTCATAATTCAGTTCTGGTTTTGCTGTGCCATCCTCAATGTCTAACTCTGCTTTCAATAGACGGTGCAACGTTTCGAGTTTTTCGATAAATGGCCCCTGTTGAACACGGCCAGCCGTAGTAGTCGTAAATGTCAGCGGTTCCCGCCTGGCACCCATTGACGATTGCACCACGTCGACCAACATCTTCATGTCTGATTTGCCGTTGGTGTATGGTGCGCTGCCATACTCATCAGCGCAACAGAGTGAAGCGGCTAATCCATCTTTGGTTCGGCCTCCGGCTGATAGTGGACGGATGGAAGAATTGCGAACGGATTGAAAAGTAGGTCGCCAATCGGCTACCGTTTGAGTGATTCGCAGTCTGTGTCCATCATCTAATTGCCTTAACATTTGGATGGTTCTGCGAAAAAGTAGCTTACTCTGATCACTACTGTTGGCGCAGCAATAGCACTCACTATTTGCATCTTCCATCAAAAAGAACACCACCTGAATGAATGCACTCATTCCGGTCTTATCGTTTTTTCGTGGCAGATAGTAGGTGTAATCGGTGCATAAACGCCGTAGATCGTAGATTTTGCCATCCACTATTTTCTCCGTCGGTAATAGTTCGTCTTTGTCTTCGGCTGTGAGTTGGGTATCAATCCACGTTCGGAATCCGAACACGCTGGCGAGCACCATGATCTGAAAAGGCTGCCACATATACACCTTTGTGCCGTTGGTACCTGGCTGTGGAATACCACCGCTTATATATTTGCCGTCTTTCCATTCGCCCTCTCGCAAACGTATTACCTGGCGCACCTTCTTATGATTGAAATCGTAAGTTCTTAGCAGCCGTAGGAATTTTACGCCACCAAGTATCTCATAGCAGTTGTGATATTGCGGTTCGTTAATCAGTCCGTCAAAGTATTGCACAAGCCTTTTGTCGATTTCCGCAAGTTGCAGCCTTTGGTCTTTCAGGTGCTTTCTTACTATTTCAATCGCTTTTTGTTTGTCTTCTATTGTCATAATGTATAGGGTATAAAAAGAGAGGCACCCCGTAGCGGAATGTCTCTCGATTGATTGTTAGCGTTCAAATTTTAATCGTCAGCGAATTGCCATCGGTAGCCGCCAGCCGTTTTGTTTCCATAGTACCCACGGCAGCATCCCGTTATACTCTTTGAGTCTATACCAAGTTCTAAATGCGCTCTATGAATTGACGGCCATATTTTAACCAACTCTCCTGATAGTGTCAACTGCTTTACTTTTACCCGTTGGTTCTTATGAATTCTATCCATTGCACCGGCATACATCAGATTATCGCGTCTGGACATCCATTCGAGATTGTCAACATTGTTATTTACTCTGTTGCAATCCTTGTGATTAACGTCCATACCTTTTTGATAGCCTGGTATAAAAGCCATTGCCACCAAACGGTGTACTAAATTAGTGTGACCTTTACGTTCTCTTTCTTTATACAATATTACGTGCATATATCCATTATTATGAATATGCTGGCTGATTAGTTGCCCTTTATGAAAATACCGAAAAACATAATTCGGATTTCTTGGATGTGGTATTTCTATCCATCTACCAACACTCCGCACCCGTCCAAAGTTGCTGACCTCATAAAGACCTTCGTAGTCTTTTATTGGCTTCCAGATTTCATTCTTTGCTTCCATAGATTTGGCCTTGTAGTTGTGCAAACGGTCTCAGCATTTTAAACGCCCTCATTGCGTTGTAGATAAAGATGGGGATACGATCCATTTCTGGAATGTCGCTTGTGTCACCAGATATTGGGTGCGATGCAGCGTTCATCACGGAAATGATTTCCTGTTGCGCGATGGCAGCATCTTCCATCATTTCGGCATAACTCATGTCATAATAAAAGAATTCATTGATGGCTTTCACAGCATCGGCGATCTTTGCCTGTTGCTCCTGGATTTTCTTAAAGTTACTCATAACACATTGAAGTTTGACAAATAAATAAAAAGTCCGCACTACGCGCTGTCAGGCTCCAATGTGCGAATGCCTTGGGGGTGTTTCCACTTTCCCACGCGGTTACGGACAATTATATTTCTCTATGTGGCATAAAAATATGCCGCTGGTTGCAGCGACATCTTTCTGCCGCACACTGGATTTTTGACGGTGCAAAGATAATATATTATTTTCATACCGTCGCCATCATTGCCAAATCTTTTAAGTAACTTTAAGAAATCAAACGCCGTTAATGTCTTTGAGTAGGCTGCCCAACTTATCGTGCTCTTCGCCACCTTGGGCTACAGGCTCCTTGATGTTTGAAGGCTTCGACTTGTAATTCAGTCCGAGGGCTTCGTAGTGCTGGATCATGGTGCGTTGCAACTCCTTATAGGTCGGCATCAGTGGATTCACCTCTGTGTACCATTGATCCTTTGAGCCCTGCTGGATGGTGGTCAGCTTTCCATTCATAATCTCTTCATGCACCTTTTCCAACATCTGCTGACAGAGTGCAGCCGCGTGAAGTTGTGGCTCCAACCATTCCTCGAATGGTAGTTTGGTTCGCGCTTCCACTCTTTTCTTCAGGATGCGCTCGTAGTATTTTACGTTTTTGTTCATTTCTTGGGAAAGTTTATTTTTAGTCCGAGTGAGTACGAAAACGGTTGCCGCCATGTGATGTAGCGGTCAATCGGTATGGTGAAGATGTGCGTGGCCTTGGCGTTCCACCACTCATGCCAGAGTCCGTCGCAAGGTCTGTGCCACGGGTGCTTCGGGTCTTTCTCCTTTCGCTCACGGGCGTTTACCTTCAAGCCGCGACCAGTCAGCGCGTCACCGGTGGCGCAACAGACATGCGTCCATTTGCCGTCGCGTTGGCCTTCGGGGATCAGGCCTAACAAAGGACAGTCGAAGCAACAGTCTGGCGGTTCAGGCTGAAGCCTTACCTGATTCTTTTTTAGCTTTTCCATTTTCAATCGTTTAAGTGGGAAAATCTGTGTATTGTGGTGGTCACTTATTGCGTGGTGCAATTCTGCCATGTATCACCTGGTCTGTATCGGTGGAAAAACGGAACTTTGGAAAATTCCGTTTTCACTTCTAGAAAGGGCAAGTGGATTTGGGAATATTTTTTGCTTCTGGATTAAAACGGTGCCGGGGGGTTTTTCAACCATCGCTACCGTCTTTTGCCTTGGCCGTAGTCCTTGCAACCCATCTGTCGAGCGCTGCGCGGCTGGCTCGCTCATGTCCCTCTCGCGTCCGGCTGTTGAGCGCCTTATGGATGTCGCTGTGACATTGATAGCAAAGGCTCATCAGATTGGACTGTCTGTAGGCGAGTTCGCACATATACGACCAGTCTGTGGCCGTCTCAATGGGGATAATGTGATGAACACATCGCGCACTTACGATCAGTCCTTTCTCGCGGCAACGCTCGCAAAGCGGCTGACGGTTTAGCTGTGCATCTCTTACGATCTTCCACTCCTTTGAGTTGTATATCCGTTGTTTGTCCTGTTTCTGGCTCATTATCCTATTACCTCCTTAAACCAATACTTCACGATCTCCTGGATGTCTGCCCACGTCAGATTGATCTGTCGGTGGTAGCCCTCTCCATCGGTGGTGGTGACTATCCATGTGGGCGACTTCCTATCCTTTTCTATCGTTACCATTCCGCTGTAAATGGTCTGAATCCTAACTGTTCCAACTCTTCGACAAGCCCAGGCGTTTCGTGCCTTGGCTCTCGCGGCTTTGCAAATACAAGGGGCTCATCATCTGGAACCATCATTCACCTCGCTTTCTGCTAATTCCTTATCGTAATCGTCAAACTTGATGCGCAGATCAGACGCCACGCTGTCGGGTGTGCGGTGCTGGAAGGCGTGCGCACGGTTTCCGTATCGGTTGGCGCGGCCATTGTCGGCCTTGATGTTCTCAAACTCCTTGCGGTATTCATCGTTAAGGTGGGCTATTACGTCGGCGTCGGCCAAGGCGTTGAGCGCTTCCACTACGCTGCTGTATCCCATGATGATCTTCGCGCGGTAGAGCTTCATATACATCTCCGGAAGGAGGATGTTAAACAGGCGGTCAAAGATGGCTTGCACGTTGGCCGTCTGGTCCCACACACCCATAAAAGGCTTCTGTACCATGACCGCACGGAATCCCTTCTTTTCGCCTTCCACATCCTGAAGGATATAGACCGCTTCGGCCACCTCCTTCTGGACTGTCGGGTCTGCCAGATTCAGCGCGTCGGCCCAGCCTATCATGTGCTCAAAGACGCTCATCGCCTGTTCCATCTCCTGTGTCAGGTTGTGGCGGTCATCCATGTATCTGATGAGCGTATCCACGGCCATCTGTATGACTTCGTAGGTGGTCATGCCTTTGGCCTTGGCCAGCGCTGCGAGACGTTCGGCGCTGTGCCGCGATACCTTCGTGGCGATGACTACGACTTTATCATTAAATTCTTTCATCTGCTACTTCTAAATTGAGTTTCTTGATCAGTTCAACGGCTTGCGGCATTTTCGCGCACACGTCGGCAATGGTTGTGAGTGGTTTCGAGTGATTGATCATGCGGATCACCACGTCGGCGATGTCGGCCTTCTCGCCGTCTTCAGGCTTCCACCACTTCGTGACAGGCTCTGTGTTGATGGTGATGCGCTCATAATGCATCTGTTCGGCCTTGATACGCCACTTGTCTATGCCGTCGCGGTCTGGGTAAAGCACGATGCGCCGACGGCGGTCTATGATGGGTTGCAAGCGTTCTCTTGTGATCATCTCCAGACCGCCGCAAGCCATCCATACCTGGCGGGTGTTATTGCCGTATGCGGTAGCCATCAGAATGGCCGTCTTTTCGCTCTCAACGATGTTGACGGTGGCGTCGGGGTATCTGTTCAACAGATGCATTCCAAAGAACGTCAGACGCGGTTCGTGGGTGTCAGGATTGAACAGTCGCGGATAGGGCCACGGATCGTCATCGTTGCGCTTGCGGGAAAGGGCTGAATGCACAAAATCGAAGTTCCAAGGCGATTCTTTATCCCTATGGCCGTCGGGCTTGTACTTCATCATCTTTCCGGTTCTTATGATTTCCTTTTCGTCGATCTGCCAGAAGATGGTGTGGCCGTTCTTACCGTGACCCACGCAATAGTTAAACAGATTCTCGCCAAGCCGTTTGCGTTGCACGGTGTCCCAGGCGATACCGTTAAACATCCAACTGATCAGGTTGTCCGTTATGATGTCGTTTTCGGCTATGGCCTTCATCGTTCGCTTCACAATCTCGTATGGTAACGAAAGCGTGGGCAATGGAGGTGGTGCCGGTTTCGGTGTGTAGGTCCAGTTGGGGTCTACGCCGTCCACGTCGATCTTGTACTTCTTACCCAGCCATCTAATGGCGTCTGGATAACTCAGACCCTCGCGCGTCATCAGGAAGTCGATCACACCACCTTTGGCGCCACAGCTGAAGCACTTGTAACAGTTGCCGCGTGGGTAGACCACAAAAGAGCCAATCGACTTGTCATCGTGGAACGGGCAAAGGGCTTCGTACCGCACGCCACACTTTTTCAGTCCGGCCTTATTATGCGGTCCATACTCTCCGATGCAATCCTTCACCACGTCCTCAATCCTGGCCGCTTCGAGAATCTTGTCAATAATCTGTTTGTCTATCTTTGCCATCGCTTAAAAAAAATTATCTGTAAAACCAAAAACGTGCGCGTGTACGCGCGTCGCCCGCTGCGTCGGCAATCCATCACACCCCAACTGATCTTTTTATATAATATATATATAAAAAGTCAGATTGGGGGTGTGGTTGCCTGGGGCATGCGGTGGGCGGAGGGTCAAAATGGAGCCTTTTCATCATTTCCTTCGTACCAATATGCGTGAATCTTCCAGCATAGCCATGCAAACACGATGCTTGCCGAATAGTTCACAGTCTTGCTTCCTGAAAAATGGATGCTAACAGTAGGTATCAGCGTCCAATAGATATCGCGTGAGATATACATAATCAATCACTTGTCAAGTGTATCGCAAATTGTCTGATGGTCATACGTCAGTCCTCTGCGGATAAAGTCATCATCCAAAACATTCGATAGATTATAACTCCATGTAATAACCTCCAGCACCTTCAGTGCATTCTTTCTGTCATTAAAATCTCGCTGAATACGCTCAAATGTTTCGACCTTGCAATTACGATATGAGCTGTAAGAGCCATACCACGGATTCTTTCGGCAGTAGTCGGCATCCTTTCGCATGTGCTGAATTTCTTTCAGGTCTTTGCGTTCTGCCTGTGTCAACTGCTTTCGTTTACTGTCAATGAGCGACTGAACGTCAACGGCAAACACTACCTTGATTTGAATAGCGTTGTCGGTTCTGTTGTACTTTGCCAACTTGAACACATCGTCTTTTGTCTCATAACCTACGGCAATCACCTTAACGATGCCTTTGAGGTCTTCGGACTCAAACTCTTTTCCGATGCACTCATTAAATACTCTCTCGGACTTCATGAATGCCAACCGATTCAAATGTTCTCGGACAGCAATCTGACTGTTGGCCGCTTGCTCAATGGCGTTGGCCAATGCGTTCTGATAAATGTTCTCTTCTGTCATAGTTCCTTTTGTTTAGAATGGTACGGCTTCATCTTCGCCTTCGGGCTTGTCGAAGGGCAGAGCCTCCTGACTGATGGCCTTCAGTTGTCGTTCGCCGTTGTAGTAGAATTTGCGGTGTCCCTTCGAGCCTTCGGATGTTATCACCTGGCATTCGAGAGCCGCGTTAATCAGTTTCGAGCGTGTTGCTCCTGATGTGATACCTTGACTTGTGAGGTGTTTGTCGAGGTCTGAATAGGTAGCTCCGCCAGATGTCCAGTTCATATCCTTAAACCTGGCGATACATTCCTTCAGCGTTTCCACTTCTGGATTGACGACCCTCGCCCCATTGTCTTCGAGTTCCACAGGCTGTCCCCAGCCTCCAGCGTTAGTCACATATTCAAACAACCAATCGCTAACATCACGGCCACGGGCTTTGACTTGTTTCACGCGGAAGTAGATGTCGGGCAGATCAGGACGGCGGTCACTCTCTTTCAATTCTGACTGCTTCACCTTGATCACCGTAAAGATTTCCGACACCTTGCGCTGGGTGATAGAGCCAAGTGTGCCGACAAGTTTATCAACCAATGGATTCTCATGCAACACCGCCCACAGGCTCGAATCGTAGTGCGTTGCAAGCATCATGCACTTTCGAATGATGGGCTGGCACTCCGTCTGGTCGTTGTAGTCGTTCACAATGTCGAGCATACCGTCAAGGAAGATGTCTGTCGGCTTCACCAGATAGATGGCCTTCAGTATCTTTCGCCACCGCTGCTGTGCCTCTTCCGTGTCCCTTAATCTCAGGATGTAGAACTGCTTGCAGGGCTTTGTATAGTCGATATTAGCCATCGAGCACACGCGGTTCTTGATGGCGATGGTGTCATCCTTTCCCTGCTCGGTGTCGATGTAGAGGATCACCACAGGTATCTTCTTTTCCTCTTTCTTTCCCGTCTCAGGATTGATGACCTTGTGAGGCACGTCGCGCCGGATAGTGTTGCCGTGCTGACCGCTTAACACCGTCGCCATCAGTTGCGACATGAGACCCGTCTTGCCGTGTCCTGGCTTTCCGCTGATGATGTGCAACTCGCCAACATCGGCGAACGGTACGCCCATACGCTCCATCGTGTATCTTGGTGCTCTATAAGGCTCCTCAAAGTTCAGGAAATCGTCATCGACCTGCTCCTGAAACCAGTTATCGCCCTGGAGAAATTCGGGGATGTCTGTCAGTTCCGGAATTGGCGTGGGGTTCGTTGTCTGTTCATCATTCATCATCGTATTCCTCTATAGGTCCCGCCAAACCAAGTTCTTTCATTGTGAACGGCTGCGTCTTCTTGTAATCATGTACCAAAGTGGCGATCTGCTTAGATATTCCTTTGACATTCTTGGTTTCTTCAGCCAGCTTTTGAGTCGCCACCACAAGATCCACGAAGCGCTGGCGCTCCTTATACAGTCTCATGGCCATTGTGTTGCGCCGACCAATCACTTTGTTGATCTCGATCTTCAGACGCTTGATTTCCTCGATGGATTTCTTCGTGTCGCTCCAACGGATTGCAGCCTCGATGAAGTCATCAATGGTGTCCGTGTTGAGCTGTTCGGTCATGTGCATACCGATGTGGACCATAAAGCCCTTCAGCAGTTCGTCGGGCGAATAATACATGTAGCCCTCAGAGTTACCCATGCCGTCAAACTTCAGATCGTATCCGTTGGGTAGTGTGTGTACCTCTATGCGCGGGCTCTTCTGGCGATGTTCGTAGCGCTTACCTTCTTTGTGAATTTTGCTGTCCATAATCAGAAGGTTTTAGAAGGGTAAACCGTCGTTATTTGCGTTAGCCTCCGGCGCTGCCTTCTGTCCCTCGTTGGCGCCGTTCTGTGCCGGATCTGGTGCTACTGTTGTCTGTGGTATCTTACGGCCCACCACGTACTCCATGATTCCCCAGGCTACGATGTCGTTGAACCATCGCCCATCGGATTCGTTCTTATGGGCGTCGATGTCAAACGATACCGTCACCGTCTTACCCATGAGGGAGTCAAAACGTGCGATACGTCCCACCTGACCGTCTTTAACCTTGAAGACCGTGTGACGTGGATACTGACCTGGTATTTCTACCAAGTATTCGGCAATCTTCCAAGGGTTGCCGTTGCTCTGACTGACGCCTTCGCGCTGTCCCAGCTTCTGGTGAAGGATTCCTGTTATTTCCATATTACAACAAATTTAAGAAGTTTATACCACTAATGAAATCGGCAAACTTATTCATCAGGCCGATGAACATAATGCCCAAAACTACTACAGCAGACCAAAGGATCGTCTGCTCACAGTCCTCGCTGAAGCCCGTTACCTCACAGAACTCTTTTAAATCTTGTTTCATAATTGATATGTTTTAATTGTTATTGTTTATTTTTTCATTCGTTCCCTAAACAAGTTTAACAAGGATTTTGCCGTTTCCTCGTTTCCGCATTTCAACAGATATGGATCGGATGTGCCTTGTGGGAAAATACGGACATTGTGCTCGTCTGCTTTATGTTCAATGTCGACTGCCCAGATCATATCAATGTCTATAATTAAATCACAATTCGGGCTTAAATCTAAAATGTTTCTTTCCATAATCTTTCAGTTTTAAAATGTTTGTAGCCGTGGCCGGAGTCGAACCGGCGACACCTCCCGACTTGGGTAGTCAATAATGACTGACTGCGAGAATCGAACTCGCGCCTTCCAACATACACGGCTTCCTTTAACTCGATTGATTTATATCACCGTCCCGATGCCAAAATCTAAAGGATAACTGTTAATACTCATTATTTTGGATTGCGGTATTTTAGAAAATCAATCTACTGATTAATAACATGTGGCGTATCAGACCGCCACCTATCTTTCTCTGTTTTTCGCCCTGGGAGTCTGTCTGTCCGATCTCCCAGCTACACCCAAGCTAAGTTGCAGCCTTTTCCCGTATGCCAGTACTCACTACAACTTCCCTGGTGTAGATATTTTGTGTCAATATGTCAAAGAACTCATTGTTGGTGGAAAGGGCGGGACTCGAACCCGCGACTCCGCAGCAGAAACTGCTCTCTAACCAGCTGAGTTACCTTTCCTTTGTAAAACCAGCGAGCCTCACGGATGGCTGGTTTTGATTTAAACGTTTTGATTTGAACATGAAAAAATATCGAATACTAATTATGTGGTTAAATTCTTGATTTCTCCGGTAGAGATCATTCGTTGAATCTTATGTAGAGGGTAGAGCCAACCGGTATGGTGGTCGCCTTTCTCATCTTTCCACTCTGCACGGGTGCGCGGCAACATGTGGCCGTTATTCTTCAGCCAGCGCTTCGTAAAGATGCTAACGTACTGGCACAACTCAGAGTCTTTAAGGTGGCGCTCATTATACACCTCATTCGCCTCCATCGTGGCCCTCTGTACCGTTGCGATGATCTCAGCCCTCAGTAACTTATCCATAATAATCTTTATTATTGTGGTTTATATAATACTCTCCATCTGGTCTGATGGGCTTTTCCATCTTTGCTGACATACAGACAACACTTCCTGTTATTCTCGAAATCCAGAAGATACGCCCACTTCAAGCTATGGCTTTGCATCCTGCGGATTTGAGTAAAGCCTTCGCGCTTTGCTTTTACAATACTGTCCGTAAATGTCGGACCAACGCCTGAAAGCTGACTGAATTTTAACCAATACCTCATAATTTTGATTCCTCCGTTTTTTAATTACTATTTAATGAGTGTAATCAATAGTCTGTCCATAACCCTGCCTTATTTCTGAATAACCGTTCCTTATTGCTCAATAACCTCCACTTATTAGTCACGCTACAAATTCTTTATTATATTAATATCATACTGCGTAAGATCAAACCAAATTCCCTCAACCTTTTTGTGGGCGAACATCTTTTGTATCTGGCTTGCATAGTCACCATCCAAATGACAAACCAATTCGAGTGTTGTATTTCCTACACGCACATTTTCGTATCTTTGAGGTACATTTTTTGTGTGACCAATCATATAATAACCGGTTGTATCTTTGAATATGTAAGTATGCTTTTTACCTTCTTTCTTGATAGAGTTAAGTATGTCACATAAAGCAGACAAACATTGTTGTGTGGATATACAAGTACTAAATAGGACTTTATAGAACGAAAGCATTAAGATAAAGTCGGCTTTATATTCATCAGCGACATAAGCCTGAATGTTTGTAATATACCAATCCGATGTACACATATCCCATTTGAGCGCAAGAACTTCGCTTTTGGTCGTTAATGCTGGTGATAAGAAAGCATCACAAATGTCTGTTGTTGTGCTGTTATCCAAAATACTGTAATTCTTTAGTACTTCTATTTTGTGATAAACATCACCAAAAACTGATGGCGATTCCTCGATAGAAATAAAGTTTTGGTAGTGCTTCGCAATATCAATAATAATTTCCTTCTCACCTTCGTTTTTAATCTGGATATTACCTTTATTTTCACAATATACTTCATATAATCTTAAAATCAGATCCATGATGGGCTTTTCGTACTTAAACACAATGTATGCGTTTTCTTCATCGACTTCTAATGTTTGCACACAATACCTCAAATCTGATGTGTAAAGCACTTTTTTTGTTTTATCCATAGTTGGTTTCCTCCGATTTTTTAAAGTTACTATTTAATGCGCCTGATGCTTACGGACATGGATTTGAAATCCTTATAGCACGTAAATTCACCAAGACCATCATTCTTTAGATTCGTGCAAGTTGCTGCTGCTGATCTCAGCTTCCCAGGCTCTTTCAATTCAAACACGCGAGTCGATCCAACGCGCATGTTTAACAGTTCTTCCCGTGTTACACATTCTTGTACCATTTTCTTAATGTTTATTAATTATACTACAATTTTGCTTTATTATCGGGAAGAAAGCCGTAACTTTGCACGCTCTTATCTTTGCAAAGACGTTTTGAACGTCTGACGGCTTTTCTTGCACCCCGATTTATTTACTAATTAATTTCGGATGCAAATATACAACAAAAATGCTATATGTCGTATTTATATTGCGGCAATTATGCTAAATTTTAAGATATATTAAAACAAATGTGCTATATTTTATGATTGATAAACAAAAAAGATTGCATGAGGTGTATGAATACTTGAGAATGTATTGTGGTGTGCATACACAAATTGATTTAGCAAAAGCGTTGCATTATTCCAGAAATGCAATAACGCTTGCGTTAAATGGAAATGAGAAATATCTGACTGAGAATCTATTTCGAAGTGTCTGCGCTGCGTATCCTGGCGTATTCAATCTGGATTATCTGCTGACTGGAAATGGCTCTCTGTTGGCAGAGGAGGTCGTACATGACGATGATACACTCAGGATCACCGAAACAATCGACCCGTCGAGCCTGGTGAATGCTGCACTCGCGGCCAAAGACGAAACCATCGCAGCGATCCGCCAGCAACTCGAAGCAAAAGACCAGTTGATCGTCTCCCTGCGTCAACAAATAGAATTGTTGAAATCCGGCAAAAGAGACCATCACCAATACCCCCTTATGGCCTCCGACAACCCAAAAGTTTAACCCATGTTTTACACTCTACATCCAAAACCGCCAGACCTATCCATTATATGGATAGCTCACCCGCCCCCACTAACCCCAACGGGGTCACAATGTAAAACACGCGGGAAAGCCCGAAAAATGGGCAATCCACGATAAACAAAGGGGTTTCGAGAGATATTTCAGATAATTAAAAAATTCCGAAATAGGCCGATTTAGGCCGAAAAAGTACGGAATGTTTTACATCCCTGTAAAACAAATCGCAAAAACTGTAAAACAATAAAACATGATAACAACGAAATTGATATATGACCGTAGAGGTCAGGCTAAACAGAAGAAAGAAGGTATCGTCGAGGTCCGTGTGACCATCGAGCGCAAATCATTCTATATCAGTACGGGCGTACACGTAGGCAAAAAGGAGTGGGCTGCTGGCAGGGTTGTGAATCGCCTGGATTCAAACATTCTCAACAGCCGCATAATCGCCATATACGAAAAAGTGAATGAATGTGTCAACAGTTCAATCACTCAGGGTGTAAATGTGGACATTGACCACATCAGAAAATCCGTTATGCAATATCTTGAACAAAGCCAGGGCGGTCCGGTGTTCCTGGATTGGGTAGAAGAACAAATCCCGATGTTGAATCTGAGTGAAGGCACAAGAAGGCACTATCGCACGCTTTATCGGCGCCTGACGGAGTTTAACCGTATTCTCAGATGGGATGACATCACGCCGGAGAAAATCACACAATTCGACTTATGGCTGCACTCTATCGACAAATCGTCATTGACTGACGCGGCTGTCTATAACTACCATAAGAACCTGAAGGCGCTGCTACACCGTGCTGAGATATTCGGGAAGATAAGTCGTAACCCATATGGCTTCCTGAAGTTCAAACGTGGCGATAAGGAGTCCGTGGAATATCTGACAGAAGAGGAAATGAAGGCTTTCGAGGATTTGAAAGTTCCTGAAGGGTCACAGATGGCGATAGCGCATGATCTTTTCGTTTTCCAGATGTTCACAGGGCTTTCGTACTCCGACATGCAAGCCTTTGATTTCTCCTTGTATCGAAAGATAGATGGCTCCTGGCGTTACAATGGCGAACGTATCAAAACGGGCGTGGCTTATGTTTCGCATCTGCTGCCACCGGCTGTGGCCGTCCTGGAAAAATATAATTTCAAGATCCCGAAGCTGGACAATGCCGACTATAACTTCCAACTGAAAGCGCTGGGACTGATGGCTGGCATAAAGATTCCGCTGCACTCCCATCTGGCACGCCACACCTTTGCAACATGGATGCTCCGGAACGGCGCAAAGATTGAGAATGTTTCGAAGATGTTAGGCCACACCAACATTATGCAAAGCATGAGGTATGCAAAAGTGCTGGCTCAGTCCGTACATGATGACTATGAGAGCGCTGCCGAAAAGCTGAAGAAATAAAAATGGGGAGTCCGCTGACTCCCCTACGTTGTTTAAACCTTTAACCATAAAACAATCCACATGTTATTTTCTGTTCTTTAAAACGGCGTCCAGTTCGGCTTGTATATCGTCGATGTCATCTTGGGAAATCCTTTCGCGCTCCCACGGGAAACGGACCCATTGATCAATGTCCGGTATCGGATTCTTTGAGCCCATACAGAAGTGGGCGTTATAAGCTACCAGCCTGGCCTGTTCCCACCCCGCATGATGGCGGGCGTTGTAGCCCCGAATGATAGACCGAATCTCCCAAAATACCAATTCGTTTAAGAACTCCTTACGCGGAAACCCTATCTCGCCCACGAATAGCTGATACAGTTCGTGGGCGCTTGTCAGTTTTTTGAGTTGTCACCATTTTCGTCTTCGTCTTCTGTCTTTTCCGGTTGCGGTTCAACGGCTGGCACCCTGAAGAACTCAGAGGCCATTGCATCGAGCTCGTTGAAAGCGTTGATGATGTCGTTCAGTATTTCCATCTTGTCGGCATTCATCATCTCGTCGATGGTGATCTGTGCCTTATCGTCGGCTGCGATGATGGCTGCATAGACGAGGGCCACTTTGTCGCTGAGTGACTCCAGTTTGTTATCCTTCCTGAAAAACTTCTTTTTTGTTATGTCTTCATACCCCATCAGGGTCTTGATGGTGAATGTGATCGGATATGTCTGTCCGTTGATTGTGATTTCTTTAGTCTTCATTTTTCTGGGATGTTGTTTTTAAAAAAGCCCGCCGTGCATGTCTATGCCTCGGCGGGCTACCATTTAATTTTTCATTATGACAGCAAAATTGCCAAGCGAGAGTTAAGAAGCAACAGTAACGGGGCCGTAGATGTTGATCGTGGCCGTGTATGATGCATTCTGTCTGTTCGCACCCGTAGGATTGACATTTGTCAGCTTACCCTTGCCGGTACAGATGGTTGTCGATACGACGCGGTTGTTTGCACCGCCGACAACAGCGAGTTCCCAATCAATAGCTGTGTCGCTAACGCCATCAATGATGTCGCCCAGCAACTTGGCCGCTGCGTCTGTACCAATACCGATCAGGGCGTCGATCTGGATGTCTCCATTGCGCTGCGTCACGTCGTACTCGTTCCATAAACCAGTCGTATCGGTGGTATCTTTTGTTGTACTGTCCTCAGTAGTAGCCGACAGATGGAACTGCAAGCCGGTGGCATAGGCTATCGGCTTCTTTGTGGCTGATTCTACGATCAGCAATCTTAGATGTTGACCTTTTTCCATGCTATGCAAGCGGGCCTGTACCCTGATAAGTTAATGAGATAGTGACGTTCTGTCGGTTGGGTGCCGAAATATTGACGTCTGTAAGATGTGCCTGGCCCGAACGGGCGAAGGGTGCATTAGAGGGTGTACGGTTCTGTGTGCCGGTGGCCGTCGATGTCTGGTCGAAGCCCACGCTCACAGGACTTTCCTGATTGAACTGTCTGATGATGGCCTTCAGCCTGTCTGCTGTAGCTTCGAGCGCGTCGATCTGCACTTGCCATTGCTTTGAGGTCATCGCCTCAGTCACGTAGGTATTTTCAGTGTCTTTCGTCGATTCGTCTTCCATGTTGCCGGAGATCTGAATGCTCACGTTGGTTTCTTCAGGTACGGCATAGGCGGCGTCGATAGGACCGGTGCCGTCCTTTACGAATGCGCGAAAGTTCTGACCTTTCAGTTTTGATAGTTCCATTTTATTTGTCTTTAATTAGCAAATAAGTCTGAGTGAATTTGTCCTCACAGAACTCTACGAACGAACGGGTCCACTTGGTGCCGTCCGGTAAGGCTGCAATAAGTGCCTCGCCCTGGACGTAGATGTCTGCGCGGCTTTCGGCTGTGAGAGTCAGCGAACCGTCGGCCAACAGTTTTTCGGCTGCGGGCTGGCTGCTGTAGTTGTCTTTCTTACTCATCGTTAGTAACTGTTAAGTTGTTAGCGACTTCGCACAGATAGAAGAACTTGATGGAGTGGCTCGGCTTCTCCATCTCATAGGAGATGTCGGAAAAAGAGAACTCGTAATCCGTTGGCGCAAGATCATGCACGTCGCTTGTCTCATCTATCGTCATCAGATACTCATGGATAGTCTGACGTACCTGTGAGGCTATATCGTCGAGTTCCTTGCGGTTGCGGGCCACAATGAGGACGCTGATATTCACGCGATCTTCCTCAGATTCATAGTTATCGTCTTTCGACTCGACCACATTCTGACCGCCGTCATTGTTGACTACAATATATGGCAGCTCAACGTTGTCAAGGTCAATATCAGGGTTGGCGACATTGTTGTAAATGTCCTGTGCCGGTAGCTTGGCTATCAGCCCTTCATTCGACTTGATGGCAGCGATGAAGAAAATGTCCGTGGATAGTCCGCTGATGTTCATACTGTGCGATTATACTGTTATTATCCGTCGCTTCCCTGGGAGGTGTGCCGGAGGCGTTGCCACCTACCGGCACAGGAACTATCCCAGAAAAACAGACAGCTAAATTACTCAGTTGTGGGCTCTGCCTCTGCGACCTCGTAGATGGCGAATGCCTGAGTCACATTGTTTGCACCGTTGATCTTCTTAGACAGGTCAGTCATAGACCAGGCTGTGTTCAGAGTTACGCGGGTAACGCCCTTTGTGGCACCCGTGTAAATGTCGGTAACCATGCGAACGTCGCCGTGCTGCTGGAGTGCGAACCACTCGAAGTAACCGAATGCGATATACTTCTTGTCGGCGGGTACTAACTTACCGGCTGAATCTACCTGGGTATTCAGGAAGTGAGTCACCACGTAGGGATAACCGGCGCAAAGGCCATTCTCCACAACGAAGCCACCAGCGGCACCGGCGATCTTCGGGGTAGCCTTCAACTCAGCCTCAGTCTCTCGGTCCATGATTATCACCACGTCGCCCTCGAAGAAGCCCTTATCAGAGAACCTGGCCACAGCCTTCAGGATGTTCTTGTAAGAGTCGGCACCAATCTGGATGTCACCAGCCTTTGTCAGACCAGAGAATGGTCCCTTATTACCGGTCCACTCACCGATAGAGTAGATCTTCTTAGCGAGATACAGCTTCAGAGCCAGGGTGAACTTAGCCTGTACGAATGCCATGAGGTCAAAGGCTGCATTGTCGATGGCCATGTTGCTGACAGGAACAGTCAGACCAACGCGACGCTGGGTAGGTGTGATGTTGGCGAAGTTGAGCACCTGATCGTTGAGCTCAACATTCTCGTCGACCTCTTCCATCTCTACGTCATTGACGCTAACGGGCCAAATCTCATTACCGGTCACACCAGTCACAATCTTCAGAGTCTTTGGAAGGTCCAAACCCTCATGGAGTGTCGGGATCAGTTCCTTGATGTCGAGATTGATGGCACCAGAAGCGGTGATGTTGTTGGTTGCGCCCTCAGTAGTGGGGAACAAAGTGATCTCGCGGTCGGCCTTACCCTGGCGTACCTGCTTGAAGTACTCACGGAGCTGCTCGCCCTTAGAAACGACCTCGCGGTGCTTTGCCAGCTCTGCATCGGTCATCTGGGATTCAATCTCCATCATGTTAAGCTGGCGCTCACGGCTCAGTTCATTCCACTCGCGCTGCTCTTCGTCGGTGAAGTTCTCGCGCTTTTCACGCATCAGGGTGTCGTTCAATTCCGACAGACGATCCTGAATCTCACGGTTGCGAACATGAAGTTCGTCTTTTGTCTTTTTAGTCATAATCACTTAAAATTTTAAGGGGTTAATAATTATTCTCAATTCTAAACATCATTATCTCACGATTGCGGCGATTGTAGGCTGCACGCACACGGCGCTCGCGCTCCTTTTCTTCCATCTCTTCCAGATCGTCGGGCTTGTCTTCCTCTTTATCCTTACCGCGCTTTTCATCATCATTACCATCTCCACAGCCACGGTCTTCCTTATCCTCTTCTGAGTCTTCAGGCTTTTCGCCCTTCACCTCGCGCACATTGACTGAGGTCTGGCGATAGGCGGGATCCATACCCAGGGTGAGCGCATTCAGATACTCGAATGAATGGTGAATAATGGTAACGGTATCGCCATCGACGATCTTTTCGTAGTCCTTCGGCTTGAACTCGAAGGAACATCCGCTATATACGCCTGTGCGTACCAGTTCCAGAGCACGATCACCAAGGTCACAACGCGGCGCGTCAAACTCGAAGTTCACGCCATTCTCATCAACAGACAGACGAAGCGAAGAATTAGCCGCGCCTTTATTGCAACGTGCGATGGTCATCTTGCGGTCATGCAACAGATTGAGCTTCACATCCTGAGTATTCAGGAATGACCGCGTTACAGCCTCCGGTCTGATGATCTCTTTGAACTTCTCGCCCCAATCATCGAGTTCCTGGGACTCCCGATTGAATACGATGGCTGTGCCAACGATGGTGCGAGACTCGCCGTTCGCATCGGGTGCCGCTTCTCTAATGGCCAACTGGCACTCAATAGTCCTGATTTCTCTTTTTTCTTCATTCATATCACTTGTATTTTACTGTGTTACACTTTACAGCCGTATTTGCGTTTTGGGTTTACTCTTCGCCTTCCGGCTCCTTTGGTGGCGTTTCCGGCTCTGCTGGACGCCCACCGCCATTCGAGCGTAGTTTCTCGCTGCCAACCTCTGCAAGATTGGTATTAACGTAGTGTGCATCGCCTTCTGGGATACTTGGCAGATCATACTGATTGCGCAGTTCGTTGACACTCCATCCAGTATCCAGATGCAGTTTGTCGATCTCTGCCTGTCCCTTCGCGTCAAGACGGCGAAGCGGTAACTCACAGACATGGATACGGCGCTTTCCGAAGTCGGCTGCTGTCAACATCTTGGAATTAAATTCGTCTTCCCATTCGCGGATACGTGGCTGAATAGTACGAAGCATAAACTCCTGGGTCGCGTGCTCCGGCATCTTGTAACTACTACCGGCTTCTTCCATCATCATAATTCTTGGGATACCAAGTATTCGTGCCAAGTCGCTGACCTGGAAATCGCGCTGTTCAAGAAGCTGCAACTGTTGCGAGGTCTGAGAGATGATCTTGGCGTCGGCCACGTTGTCCAGAAGCGCCACGTCGTTTGACATCCAATCCCGTGCAAACTGTTCCTTCATCTTGCGAAGTTCTGTATGATTGGCACGGCCACGGGTTCCGAGTGTGGGCGATTTCTGTTCCTGTATCAGAACCTTATGCTTACCGCCCTTGGCCACATCCTGAAGGGCTTGCTCATCGGCGGTGGCTGCAATCGACAGGGCTTTGTAGGCAAATTCAAGCGTCGGAATGCCCATATAGTAATCATCGGTCATAAAGACGTTCTTGAAATGCAACACGTTCCGGCTGGTGGTCTCAATCCTTATACGAGGGCCACGATCCGAATTGTAGACCAGCGTGTATGTATCGTTGATGGGGTTGTAGCCGCCACCGGTACAGAGCCACAGATTACGCGGGTATCCGTCCAGACCGCGATCAATATACACGTAGGCATTGCCGTAGTATATCTTGCGATACTCGATCTGTTCTTGCATCTGCGAAGCCGTCATCATCGGGTTTGGTCGTACTTGCAACAGATAATTCAATTCGCCGTTCTTTCCATAGCGGTCTTCGATGAAGTTGCCACCGGCGCCGTTGATACGCTGATACTGAGTGACCATCTGGCCCATCGTCTGCATGATCAGCGAAACTCCACGATACCAGGCGGGAACCAACAGCGACGATTTGCCAATCGGACGTACCACGTTAGCCTCCCAATTACCGCCCTTTGGCGGTTGGTTGGTTTCGTCCACAGGATCTGTGGTCTTTGGCACACCTGGCGCCTGTACTTCCCGTCGAGAGAAAAGTTTGAAGAAATTATCCATAATTATTTCTGTTTTCTATTCTGGCAAAAATGCTGAATGGGTTTACTTTTCCAATCCCAAGCCCTCATTCAGAATGATTTCCTTTTCCGGCGTGCGGGTGTTGATGGCAAAGAAGTAGTCGATGGCTTTCCGGCGATAGTCATCGGTGTATCTGTCGCCGTTGGGGAATCCACGCTTGACCTTCTCGACAAACTCTTCAGCCGACTTGGTATGGTAGTGGTTCACCCATGCACCGGTGTAGATGGGTTGCATCGTGGGGTATTGCTTCACAGATTCGCCCTTCACGTTCATCACCTTCAACTGTGGCTGTACCGGCATGTGTGGCTGACTCTCGAATTTTATGCCGTCGATACCGCCACGCACGAAGCACTTCACAAACTCTTCGCCTCCAGGATAGCGATGGCCCTCAACGGGTTCCTGGAACCGATAAAGCACCTTTCCGGCCTGATAGCGCAAATGTCCGGAGTCGGTCATCATCTGCCATGACAGAGCCACCGCGTCGGCCTTAAACTTCGACAGCAGCGTCGGCAGCTTGATATTACCCTTTATCTGGATCAGTTCGTCGATGTCAAGGAATCCTATCCAACCGTATTCGTGGCCGTGCTTCGCATAACAGTCGTTATACGCTTTGTCCTGGACGTTGAATGTACCGCCCTGATTGCGGTAGTCGATGACTTCGACAATGCCCACTTCGATGTCATGGTAGAGCACCTTTTCGGGCTTTTCCTCATTGCCGTAGCCGTTGTCGTAAATAAAGAACTTCTTAACACCCATCCTGAAGTGGTGATCTATCCATTCCCTCAGATACTTGTTTTCGCAGCGTACAATGGCACAGATGGCCACATCTTTCGACTCGACATAAACGGGCTCCGGTGTGTACCACAAATCCTTGTGCTGTTCAATGAATCTTTTCTGATTCTCCAGATCGTTGCTTCGCCATGAGCCGCCGTTGTAGTGGATGTAGTACTGGTCCAGTTCGGCATAGCAGCGACAAACCAACTGTGGCTTTGTCTTCCGGATGTCATCGAGTACACAAGCACCGGTATCCCACCAATTGCCTGGGTTGTCTTCGCCTGGCTGCAAATTCCAACAGCGCATCGGGTCGAAATAGCGGGCGCCGTTGGCTGTCAGCAAAGGCACATTCAGATAGCAAAGCCAAGGCAGCAGACGATCTTTTTCCTTGCGCCGCCCGTGGAAGCGCTGCACCTTTCCGCAAGCGGCAAAGTCCTCATTCCATAGAAAATCGAAATTGCGGGTGATGAGTACGTCGCTTTCCAGAAGAATGAATCCGTCTGGCAGCAGCTCCCACAACTTCTGTACGGTGATGATGTGTTTGAATGAGCCGTGGTTTGACCGTTTGGCCATCTCCCATTCTTTGTCAGGATACTTGGCCAGCTCTGATTCGAAGTCGATGATCTGGCCTTTGGTGTTGTCGATAACTTTGACACCGGCCATCTTCTTAGTGAAGGGCCGTTTGTCGGAGTTGTCGAATACCGTAAAGCGATAGTCTGTCTGGCAATGTTTCCGCACACTCAGGATCGCCGCTTCTGTCAGTTCCGGCGTGTTATAGTGTACGATTGCGATGTCTTTCTGTTTCATAGTTCCTTTTATTTGTTGATGATTAGCTGCATGTTGAACTGGAGGGTATCTTCGTGGAAATCCTCATGGAAGGTCTCAGGTAGAATCTGGTAGACGTTACCCTGGTACTTCACGCGGCTGCGCATGGTGATCCGGTTGGTCCAACGCATACGCACCTCTTTTACTTCGTATGCATCCAGCGCACCGGCGTTCAGAGCACGGGCACCCTTCGCGTAGGTGACGTTGGCGTGTAGAATGTCACCGTCTTCCCACTCAATCCCGTCGCCGTCAATACCCATGACACTTGGTTTGGCTTTCTTGCGGTTCTGTACCTGAATGATCTTGTTTAAGAATGATGAAGAATATCCCATATTTCGTCTTTTATCATTCGGGCGAAAATGTGTTTTAGGTAAACTCATAAAAAAATATGGCCGACCCTCACAGGCCAGCCATATCAATAAAATTTTATTAAAACAAGATTATTACGATATTATTCGATTTTAATGAATATCAAATCTTTCGCGGCTTTCAGCTTCGCATAGAGCGCCCTGAAGGTCACACCGCTGTCCAATACCTTTCCGACCTTCGTATTCTTACCCACCAACAGACAGCCGTCCGTATCCTTGGCCGTGTTGCCGATATGGATCAACACACCCTCGAAGGCTGGCACGTTGATGAGCCGTGGCAGATAGCCACCACAGAAGTCGTACTGTTTCTTTTTGGAGAACTTCGGGCTTTTCACGCCAAGTGTCACCTGATAGCGTCCGGTAGGTATAGCCGTCGCACCGAAACGTTTCTTGCTGCGGTTCACGGATTCAGGGAGGCTTTGCCGTAGCCCCCTGTCCGTGTCCTCTATCGTGTCGCAGAAATACACACCGTCGATAAACAGATGACCGATGGTGTAGGTCTCACGCCGTGCGATACGCTTCAAAGTCAGTTCCATTTTACTTTTCTTTGTTTAGATACTTGGCGATGGCTTCGGCGATTTCCTCAGGGTCTGACTTATGGGCTGCAATGGCCTTTGCCAGCTCTGCCACCTCCTTCATCTCCTTACTCTCCTTCGCATCCGCTGGCTCATAGATACTCTTGATCTCGACTACGGCCACGAAGCCGACAGCCGCAAATGTGAACACAGGGAACGTGTAGGCCGTCCAGCCGTTATACAGATGTAGGAATATAAACCCGCTAATCTGCATCACATCCAGCACCATCAACGCGAAGATTCCGTTGTAGTAACGGCTCACCTTGTCAACGGTACGTTTCATCTTATCACTGCGTATCAGGTCGCCACGCTTACGGGCTTTCCGAATCCCTGCCCAGTAGTCCAAGGCAATCATCACCAACGGTATGATGAGAATGCCAAGGACTATGAACAGTAACGCTATCAATTGCTCGCGTAATTCTATCATTTTTTCTCTTTTTAAAGGTAAGAGGCCGAAGCCCCTCACCTTGTTATGTACCCATTTCTTACAATAAGTATATTAGGAATCAGGTGCCTGTCCCTGTGATTTAAGTTAAGCATTGACAGGAGGATACTCTGTTCCAGTAACTGCATCAATTATAACTTTATTTACCCAATTAAGTTCTCCTGTACCAGTTTGATTTGCTACAATCTCTTCAGGTGTGTACCCACTTGTATATATCAAAGTCGAACTTGCCAAGTCTTCAGATGATGTACAATAAATCCTATTGACAGATTCCCAATTAATGGCTAACGCTGTAATACCACTTAGTATTCCAAATGTTATGTCAGTGTTATAAATATAAGCAATAATTCTACCGCTTGGGTAACCACTATCTGAAGCAACTTTGACAAAATCTTCTACTTTTCCAGATAATGTACTACCGTTTGCATATACTACTAAGTCACCTGCAAGCTTACCCATTTTAGCAAAATCGCCATTAACAGTAATGTTTTGGATACCAAATACAATTCTTCTGCTGGTCCAAACAAAATCTTCAATATTTATAATAGCATCGCAATAGAAATTAATGGTATGATTCTCTTTATATCTTCCATTTATTAACAGATTATATTCGCCATTAACTCCATATATAGTAACATCACTGGAGTACGCTGGTATCACTATATTATCAGTAGGATTTGTAAGTTCTTCCCCATTAACAGAAGAAATATATCTTCCACCTATCGAAGTTATAGAGATTTCTTCAGATAAAGTTCTAATAGAAAGAAGCCTGTTATCTGACTTTAGACCTTTTATCTTAATAAGGATACTTCCTATGGGTACTAAATCATTATTATTAACATTCCCCTTTAACTGAGTTTTTAAACAATTTCCCATAATTATATTTTTTATTTTGTTAGACTTATATTATATTTAATAATTTTTTTGCAATCATCTTTCCAAATAATGTATAACCATAGTCTTTTGGATGTACATTATTGTTATAATAATAGGCTGAATAATTTCCTACAGTTATACCACATTCATTATGAATATCAATAATCGGAATGTGATATATTTCAGCGACTTGTCTTTGTGCTGCAAAACAATCATTGACAAACTTTAGTGAATTGTTGTATGCTTCCTGGTTGAATGTTCCGTCATCATTCATATAATCAGTAGGATTCATACTGTTGTATGGGAACAAAAGCAGAGCAACTATTGCTGTTGGCCAATTTATTTTTGCGTACTCAATCATACCCTTCCACGAAGCATAGAAAGATGGGTTTCTATTCCATTTTTCAGGATTTACCCAATCTGTAGTAAGATTATCTCCATCAAAAATCTTTTGGGTATATGTTTTGGCAGAGTTTGTATCACTTACAGTTGCTGCAACTCCCGTATTATCAGTGTCAACAAATATAATATTACAGGGATAATAAACATTGCCTGTTGTAAAATCAACAGACACACCATCATCTGCTAAAGAATCTATAACTAACGTATAATTATATTCAAGAATTTTGTTATTTATGTCAGTTATTGAATCATTTGGGAATACATGTATATTGTAAGATAAATTACCTATTGATGGCGTCGATACCACAATTGTAATATCTCCCTCTTTATTTGCCACATTGTTAATCTTGAGATTTTTTCCCATTGTAGGATGTGATAGCTGTAAAGACGTTCCAAATTTTCTGCTTTCTACAGGAATACTACTAAGTAATTGAACTGCATCACTATTCCATTCATCAAGAGTATAAGTCTCAATTATTTGGGATATAATGAGAGGTTTATCTTCTATTGTACCTTTATAGTACTCACTTCCACCACCTTCAATAAATGCATTTGCATCATTGATATTTTGAAGCAAGATAATATCTGGATGATAGTTCTTTTCTCTTATATTTGTTATTCTTACTAATCCACAATCTTTATGGCCTCCATAAGTCGTTGTACCTCCTGTTGATAATTGATACCCAGGCAATATGTTTTTCTGTTCATCGAATTTACAACCAGTTATTTTACATATTTCCTCTTGCCATACACCATTATAGGAAAGACTGTCACCAATTGTAAACAACTCTTTTCCTTGCAACAACTGTCTTTTTAAAATATCTACATCTTCCTGACTAGCCACTCCTTCAATTCCTCTCTCAAAACTGGTCTCTACCATCACCTTCTTCTTACCTTCAGATGTAATTCCTTCCAGTATCTTTCCTTCTTTATCAGTAGTCAAACTTATCCATTCAGGATTCTCTATAGTCTGTACACTATTAAGTGCATCAGAGTCTAATCCTTCTGCATCAAGTTTAGAATCTATTAAAGTCTTTAGTGTCGTGTCACTATCAAGATAGTCAATGAGAAATGCTACCATATTCTCATACTCGTCAAGAGAAAGCTCTGCAATCTTCTCATTGATATAATCAACTACCTGCTGAGGAACACCAGTACCATAATAAATACTTCCATCAATCTTAATAGCCCACAGAATCTTACCTTCAGCATCGGTCTTTACATAGATGAACTCAGGATTCTCTACATAAACACCTTCTTCGGCAATAGTCCAATCCTTAGTATCAATAGACCAGTCATCAGCCATCAGCCTGTACTGTACATACTTATTGTCAGAAGTCTGTACAAACTTGATGCTCATACCACCTTTCTGATAGTCTGATGGGATGGCAGCAAGTGCGGCTGAGAGGTCGGCATATGTTGCAAGGGTGCGCGGTGTGCCAGAGGCGTTAAGTTCACTAACATCCAAAGCGCCCATATTGTCGAATACGCCACCGCTGGTGACGAGATTTGCGCTGCCCTTCTTTGGACGTGGATCAATGGCGTTGTTATACGTGGCCATCAAGACCATAGACGTACCATTCCACATATAGTCGGAGTAATACTGCGGTGAGGTGTTCACGCGGTCAATAACGCGATAGATCACCGTGTCAGACGGATTAGCCACTGGCCATGTGTCCGAAGGCTGAATAACCTCCGGCGCACTCTGCTGCAAAGCGTTATAGAGGGCTTGCAGCGCTACGATGTCGTCGGCATTCGTCGATACCTGACCGCCAAGCGTGGTAAGGGCAGAAGCCGATGCAATGTCGGATGTGAGAATCTGCATGGAGGCGATGACGCCGTCTGTCTGAGTGAGACGCAAGGTAACGTGGCCATCTGTGGATGTGAGGTCGAAGGTAGCGTCAAGGGCGTTGATGATTCCTGAGACATACGCTGCCAGACGATCCTCTGCCACCAGCTTGTTATTTGCCGATGCACCCGTAGGCATCTTCGCGTCGATGGCTGCAAACAGATTATACAGACCGCCAGACTTCACGGGGTTGTCGCTACCCGATACAGGCGCGTTGTCGAATGTCAGAGTATTCTGCTTTCCAGCGAACATCGTAGCCAGTTCCGTAGCGTTTGGCAGATTCGACAGCTTCGTCACCAACAGGGCTGTTATGCCGCTGTTGATAGCCGCCCACTGAGATGCGGTAAATCCGCTGTTATTCAGGTCGTATTCATAAGACCACGCCGTACCGTTGAACTTATAGCGCTCTGTGACGCGGATTTCCGTCGGGGTGTCTACCGATGTCGGAATCTGCACGAAGGCATAGTCGTTATTGTCAGCCGTCGAGATGGCGTTGAGCAATGCGGCTGCAATATCGGCGTGTGTGGCGTCTACAGTCAGTTGCAAACCACTCACCAGATTGAACGTACCACGGAATGTGGCCGTAGCCGTAGCGATGGAAGAATTGACGAAAGCCTTATCCGCGAGTTGATTCAGCGCCGTAGCTGCCGACGGTATCAGCACCAGGATAGCTTCGATAGCCTGCTGAAGCGCTGCGTCTGCGTTGACACGAGCGCCCTTCTCATCATCAATGGCGGTATAGACACCTCCGGAGGTGACGGGATTCGTAGAACTTGGCGTGGGTGCCTGGTCGAAGGTCAGCTTATCCTGTTTGGCCAGCAAAGCAGCGGCCAGATCAGCAGCCGAAGGCAATGCGCCCAACTTCGTGACCAGGGCCGATGTGATTCCGGAATTGATAGCGGCCCATTGTGCGGCGGTAAATCCTGAATTATTCAGCACATACTCGAAGCCCCAAACCGAGCCGTTAAACTTATATTTCTCGATTCTGGCGATCTCATCCGGTGTGTCTACCGATGTGGGGATCATCACGAATGCAAAGTCATTATTGTCGGCACCAGCGATGGCGTTACCCAGCGCGGCTGCAATATCCGCATACGATGCATCAACAGTCAGGTGCAAGTCGCTCACCAGATTGAACGTACCGCGGAACGTAGCCGAAGATGTAGATACCAGGTCTTCGACATAATCCTTGTCTGCCAACTGATTCGATGACGAAGCCTGGGTAGGAATCTTTTCCTCGATGGCGTCGATGTCATCGGCGTTTTGTTTCTCAGCAGCCTTGGCGCGAGTCTCTTCATCGTCGATATGTCCCTGAAGCACGCCGTCGGCATTCTCGCGTGCCAACGCTTCAGCGTCAATATTACCTTGCAGAGTCTGTTCTGCCAGCTCTGCACGCTCATTCTCAGCCGTCAAATCTGTTTGCATGGCCGCACCGTTCAGGATGTGCTGTACTTCCTGTCCGGACTGTTCAAGTCTATAATCTTCCATATTTTCTTATATTTTAAATGTTTCTTAATACGAATAAATAGCCACCGTCACTTGTGCGTAGGTGTTTGCCGTTACGGTCTGTCAGACGCGCGTAGCGTTCACCGATGTCGCTCTGTTCCGTGCGCTCATAGACAATATCATGGTCGCCACCGGTACACGGACACTTAAAGAACTGCGGACATGGTGCTGTGATGACGAAGGCGATGTATTGCTCATCGACCTCCTGGCGAACATCATCAGGACAGTCTGGGTCGAATATCTCCATCACCAGACGGGCCTTCACAGCGCCTACGATGTCATCGGTAGGAAACGAAAAAATCCATCGCTCGTTGATATAGAGGAAGTCGCTCTTATGCAAAGTGATCTTCTCGCCTTGCATCCCATAGATCAGTTCAAGATAGAAGCTGTTCTCGAAAAAGTTGAAGTTCCATTTGTCCGAGCGTATGAAGTATTTCGCCCGTTCGCCCTGCATGATAATATTATTCTGATCCATAGCCTATTCCTCATTAAAAATGTCCTTACACTCCTTTTTGATCTCTGCCACGCGCTTCCGGAGGGCTGCACAGATGTTTGATGTCGGATTGATGATCTTCTGGTAGCGCTCAAAAACGCCGCTGATGACACCCTTTTCTGTGATATACGCCTCTGTGATTTCGTCTGATGGCGACTCCAGGCTGTCATACTCGAAGTCGAGGTCGCTTTCCACGCCCGTCAACATCTCCAGCAGATAGTCACGTTCGGCCTGTAGGTCGGTCTCGTTGGTGTAGCGGATAAAATCGCTGATGATACACTCGAAGGTGTAGTCCACGTTGTGCAACTGTGCCTGTGTCTGCGGGTTTCTGTGCTCCCACGCCACATCAGTCAGCATCAGCGCGGCATGGTAGAGCGCTTCAGGCACTTCGCCACCGTTCATATCCTTCACATTGTCCAGCGTCCGTCGGATCAGACGGAGTATCGTCTTTTCCGCGTCGTTGGCATAGAGTTTCATCAAGTCGGTGTTATTCTCGTAATCCAGTCGAGAATGTTTCTTGATGTATTCAATCTGTAACCAGTCCATATCTTTCGATTTACGTTCTTTTACCTTTCGCCCGAAAAAGCCGTTTAGGTTTACCGCCGACACGAACGGGCATAAAAAAAGGCCCGCCGCCGCGAGCCACGAAAACAATCTAAATCATTAAACCTAACAAAATTTCGATTTGAGACTATATAATACATGAAAGAAATTGTCTACGTCAATGGACCATTCAGCACGAATTGAAAACTACCCGTGACCAGATTACCCCGTACTGAGTTGATCTTGCACGTCTTCAGATAGTATGAGCCCGACACACCGGCGCTGGAGGCTGCACCACGTTCGCTGAAGACCAGATTGAATGAGTTCCCCACCTGTAGCAGATCGCGCACGCCGTTACCGCCCGACACGCCAAGGGCGCTATTGGTCAACACCAGATAGCCCACCTGTAGCGAGCCGTCCTTTTTCATGGGCGTATAGTATTTCCATCCGCCGTTACCGGTTCCTGGCGCTGCCTTCTCTTCGAGGTCGCAATTGGTCTGGGCCTCATTCGATTTCATGCCGCCGATGAGCGATGAACCGACATATACCAAAATAGTATTTCCGTTGATTGCCATAATTATATGATGTTTCTATGAAGTTTTACGCGATATTCGTCATACTCCGGATAGAAGCTGCTGCCTACCATCCTGAAGGTCTCAGAGTTTACCGTCCACGAATCGAGATACGACAGCGCGTCGAGTGCCGCTGTCAGCCGTTGCAGAGAGAAGTCCAGACGCCGCTGTGGGGTCTTTAGTGGGGTGAAGTAAAGCCCGATGGCGGTTGGTATCTGACCGTACTCTATGAATCCCCTGTCCTTTCGCCAGTTCTGAATCTTCTGCGTCACGCTTCCATCGTCGATACCGCCACCGATGATGATGATACTGTCCTGTTGACGTACCTGGTACTTCGTAAAGGCGCTGTCGCTGCTGGCTTCGATCTTGGCTTCGAGGATGCCGATATGCAGTTTCTTCAGATAGACCGGCGAAGCGATCATCCATTGGTTCTTGTAGAAGTCCCAACAGAAAGCGATGTCGATGGGATCATCTACCGGTGGCCGTTGTATAAACGACAACACACCTTCGCTGTTGCTGTTGTCAATCTTCATGTCGACTGTCGGTACAACTTGTGATGATTGTGCCCATTGTGAGCCGTTCCAGTAATAGCTGCCACATCTTATTCTGAGGGTAAGTATCGAATAACCGTCATTGCTCTGTCCGAGTTCTTCAAGGGTCGTGGATAGTGGCGCCATAGAATTAAGATATACGCCCGCATTCAGCTTGACTTTGATGGAGAATGCATTGAATGAGTCTGGCCACTCAGAGAATACCATGTGAATCGGGAAATGCTTTACCGTCTGAGGGTCTTCGTTTGTCATGTCGTAGCGCATCAGCACGCCCTCATCTGTAGCTCCGAAGGAACCGAAGGCACAGAGCCACGCACCGGCTGTAGTTCCACTTGGCAGCGTCACCACGTCGCCGTTTGGATTTGATGAGTCGATAGATGGCGATCCGGTGGTGCCGTAAATCTCATCGGTATTGCTCATCAATATGATCTGACTTTTCAACGAATAGAGGTTACTTCCAAGGATACCGTGGTCGAAGATGTCATCAAGGCCGTATTTTGTGATAAATTCCTCATCGGCTTTCAGTTCTATGGTCTTCAGCGGCATGATGAGCGACTCCTTACCGTCGGCGCCTACATGGTCGAAGGCTGCAAAGGTAGAACTGCCACCGCTGACGATAGATGTAGCCCAGGAGCCTACGGAATAGTTGCCATACTCGCCGCTGTAGTTCGTGCGGGTGAATACCAGGCACGTCTTATCCAGACCGCTGATCACGTCTTCGTGGCATGTCAGCCCGAAGGCCGCGCAGAGCATGTCCAGAAACTCCATGTAGGTGATACTCTTCTGTAGCGGTTCCTGTTCTCCCATCTGATTGGTCTGTCCGTGCTGGAAGTTGTCGTTGTAGGGCGAAATGATGGTGTTTCTGATCGTACAGACAAGCGGATTATACACATCATAATAGCTGGCCAACTCGATCTGCGTTGGGAATATCACATTATCAATGCCAAGTCCCGCGCACACCTCCTGAAGCAGCTCGCCCAGAGATGTACGGCCTCCGGCGGTCTTCACCGTAAACTTCATGCGGTCTGCCACACCCAGGAGCGACACAATTGGAAACTCCATCGTGCGGGTGCCGTTGGTCCAGTCGTTTTCGAAGGTCTGTGGCTGTAGGTAGCCTTTGAAGGCCAGATGGCCGTCATAGGTCACGGTGATGGGGTGAGAGATGGCCGACGTGGGAAACATTCCCGACAGAGCGCCGTAGGTGTATTCCAACACACGGACATAGCCGGTCTTCGTCCGCACGAAGTCCAGCATGTTATCGCTGTCATCTTCCTCCCACTCTACGGGATTGGCTGCACCGTCCACAGCCGTACCGCCACCGGCGATGGCTACGGTGCAAAGCCTATCCTTCAGCGTCTTGAATGATATAGTATAACCCATAATCCTTTAGTTTCGTTGTCTGTTACTCGTTACGATCCGTCCGCGTCCACGGCGCTGCTGCGACGTGCTCGCAGTCAGATACATGTCCTCACCTTTTATGCGTATCTGCCAGTTCACGTTGCTCATGCCGACACCCTGGAACTGCGACGCAAGGTTTCCGGCCTGTGCGCGGTTCAATACTATTTCGCCAGCGTTCAACATAGCGGGTATCTGGTCGCCGCTGAATGTACGACCTTTGATCTCACCACCTTCTGAGTAGCCCGTGGCCGAGTGGATGGCTGCGATGGTAGAGATCATCGTGGCCGTACCGCCTACGGCTGCTGCTATCCATCCCCAGATACCAGCCGCTGTGGTGGCCGGAGCCGCCGAAGCCTGTGCGAAACCAAGGGCGATATTTGCGATAGCCTGACCGATGATACCCATGATCTTCGCCCCTGGGTCATCAATGGACTGCAAAGCGGAACCCATCGCAGAAACAGAGCTGGCTGCGAGACTCCAGGAGTTTGCCGTACCTTTGGCCGTCTTGTCGGCGGTCTTACCGATGACACCTTCTGACTGATTCAGTTGTTCGAAGGCCCTGATAAGGTCCTGTATGGACGATTCCGACTCTTTGGCGCCCTGGGTGATCTTCTGCCATATTTCCGACGGGCCGCTGTCAGTAGGCATAAGACTTCCGGCGTTGAGTTCCGACTTTGCAGAAGCCGCCAACCATTGATTCATCACCTTCTGATTGAAGTCTTCGCCATTGTCCGTCTTAATGCCTATGCCGCCACCACCGCCTGATGAGCCCTGGAGTGCGTAACGATTACCTTTGAAAGCCTCTCGCGCTGACGATGCGCCCTCACTTACGGCCTGTGCATAGACGGATATACCCTGCTGTATGCGGGTCTCGCCTTCTGTGATGGCTTGTGCAAGTGCGTATTGCTTCTGTTGCTCTTTAGTCAGGGCGTTGATGTCGAAGACCTTATATTGCCGTTCATACGTCCCGCCTTGGCTGTCCTGGATCGTCTGTGTCTTAGTGACCATTCCACGCTGTTTGAGCGTATCCCGATTATAACGGTATTTGTCAAACTCCGACTGGCCGTTTTTCATTATCCGTTCTATCGCGTAGTTGATGGTAGCGTCATTCACGCCAGCACCGCCAACGCTATTAACCCCGCTGCGGATGGTCTGGAAAGCCGACTGTTTTCCGGCATTCATACCCGCTGAGACGCCTTGGTTCTGTAGGATATGCAATCTTTCCGTAGCCGCTTTCAGTTTGGCGTCTACATTCTCGCCCTGCTGTTTGGCCAGACGCAGTTCTGCTATCTCTCTTTGCGCGATGGCGATGGCTGCGGCATTGTTTGACTTGATACTACCCAGCCGGTCAAATACATCGTATAAATCCCTACCACCCCGAATGGCTTTGGACAGATTATCGAAGAAACCACTCCAGTTGCCGTTATTCAGGGTGTCGAGGAATGTGTTATAGGCACCCTTTGCGCCTTCAACAGTACGCCCCCATTCATCTATGCCTGATTCAGACTGGAAGAAAGCGTCTTTTGCAACCTTCATGGCTGTTGTGGCCACACCGACCACACCACCAAACTTTGTGATCTGGTCGATACTCAGTCCGAACTTACCCGCTACGGCATCAAGCGCACCAGTCAGTCCGTCTGTACCATTGAGCGACTGATTAACGCTGTCAATCTCTGTTTTGCTCTGGTTAATGCGAACCTTCAGTTGATCCAAGCTACCGGACAGCGCCTGACCAAATGGAGATTTCTTTTCATCGTCTGTCAGTTTGTTGTATTGCACGGACAATTCGACAAACGCCTTTTTCATCTCTGCCAGCTTTCCCGTGGCGGTCTTCGATGTCGTTTCCATCTGTCCGAGAGCGCGAACGTATTCCAGGGTGTCTTTCTCGACCACTTCGAGGGTACCGCCCACTTCACGGCATTTGTCGGAATAGCGTTGCAAACCTTCGGCAGCACGCTTCAGTTTCTGGTCGTACTCCGACGATTCCACTTTGAGTCTTACTATTGAATCAGCCATATATTATTTCGTTTTGTTCAATATCACTTCGAGTTCCTTGTCTATCAGTCCTGACAGTTCATCGGCTGCAACAGCCAGCGCACGCTTACCGGAACCTTCAAAGAAGTTGCGCGGCGCTATGCTTCCACGATTACCCGTATTGGGGTGCTTATTCCATTTGTCAACCTTGCGGCGGGTGTTTTCCTGAAAAGAAATGTTTCGGCCCTTTACGCCGCTGTTAATCCATCGCAGTACGAAGCCACGATCCAACGGAGCATAACTCATAATCCGATTGGTGATTGGTGACACGCTGCGACGGTTGCCGCCACGTCCAGTTGAACCCTTGCGAGTTGGGACATAGTTGTTTTTGCCGTGGGCCTTACGTGAATTGTATATATTGACATTCGCACCAAGGATTCTCTTATAGACGGACGTGCGGACGGCTTCGGCTGTGTGGCGGGGGTCTGAATCCATCTTGCTACGAGCACCACGCGAAACCTTTTCCCGTGCATCCATGATGACACGGCGGATCAGCTTTTGCAAAGCCTTCTGGGTGCGCGGATTCGTAGACAGAGCCTGTTCAAGTATTTTCTTTTGCTCCAGTACGACGCTGTTTTCAATTTCGAGTCCAAACATAAAAAAAATCGGGCGAATAGTATCGCTACCATTCGCCCGATTTTGTGGTTTAGGTTTACCGGAAGGGCTGATGTTTCGACAGCCAGCGGCCACAGATGAGGATAACGGCCATCAGCGTCAAGAGTCCGATAGTCATCAGCGTCTTCTGGTGCCAGGCCAGGGGCTTCTGCACGTACTCCTTCACGGGAAATGGTGCCGGAACGCTGTCCGTCCGTGACTGATAGATCGTGTCATGCACTTGTTTCTCCACATACTTCGTGTGCCAACGGTCCACGCGAACGGTGTCGCCCTTCGACTCCACGCTGATAGAGTCGTGAAGCCACACGGAATCCCTCACCGTCTTCGTCTGAAAGATACTGTCGTGCATCACTTCCCTCACCGTGACATACTCCACTTGTTTGCAGCCACACATCATCAGACTGATGGCTACCATCCCCAGCAACATACCGCCTGTGATGTGCCAGAGTTTAAGATCATTGTTCTTTTTCATCTGCCAATTGCTTCATAATTGCCGTAACTTTTTCCAATTTCCTTATATCAAGTTCTATTAGTGTCTTCGTATCGTTCAGAACTTGTTTCAACATGATATTTAGCGCGTGTTCAAAGGCGCCGTAGTATATCATCGCAAACCGTTCGTTGTCGGGCTTGATAGCCATACCCGCTGGCAACGATTCATTGAATATCTTCAAAAAATCCTCATAGCCCTCTGTGGCCGCTTGCGCCACCCACTCCATGTTATAGAACGATGTGGGGTAAGCCGTAAATTTCTTTTTTAATTCTTCACTCATAGTTGTTTCTGTTTTTAGGGTTTACTGATGAACTTGTTAATGAAATACACCTGGCCTTTGCCCGTCACCTTCGTGGTGTTGCGGGTGCGCATTTCGCCATCAACACTGAATACGTTTTGTTTCAGAGTGAAAAGCCCCTGCTCGATGTACTGTTGATAGGGTAGATTGAACCGTTCGCCGTAGGCACAAAGATAGTGATTATCCCGCAGCCATTGAAACAGCCGCTTTTCGCCTATCGGGTAGCCGTTCTGTGCAATCATCTTGGCCAGCTCACCAATCAGACATGCCGACTTCGATCCGGCCACCGCTTCGGCAAAGACCACTTTCGGACGGTTTTCTATGGCCTGACGGCTCAGTTCCTCTGCCTGGCGCTCTGCCTCCATCCGCTGTCGCCGTTCCTTCTGCATAGCCTGAAGGATCATAATCGCGCTGTCGGGGTCTTCGATGATGCTTTCGATGGTGGTGCCGGTGGCATACATACCATGACGGCGGATCGTGGGCAATACCTCCGATGTCACCCATTGCTTAAACTGTCGGGCTTCTTTCAGACGGCTCCCGAATATCAGAGAGTAAAGACCTGACTCATTCACGAAGGTCATGCTTTGAGTGCCTCCGTTGGTAAGGGTGTCACGTTTCGTTACATCCCCTTCATCGCAGTGGTCGGCTATGGCCTTTCGACTGTTGGTGTATCCGAGTGCGCTGCATATGTCAGAAGCACAAAACAGCGGATTGTCCGGAGTTCCTGATGTGCGGATGTCACCAAACTGCGGGCTGTTAAAAATCTGAATGTCATTCATACGTCTTGTGGTGTTTTGTTTGTAAATGGTTCCAGAATATCCCCCATACGAATAGCGTAAAAACAGAAATTGCTGATCTGACGGGTGTCGATAATGTAGAGGTGGTCGTGGTCCATGTAACTCATGGCCATCAACATCTGCTGCTGAATGACAGCAACGTCATACATAAACTCCTTCAGGGAGTACTCTTCTGCCAGGAATGTTTCTAAATCTTCCACGGCTTTCGTCTTGTCGGCTTGCTTACTCATAGTCTAAAACGTTTAAAGTTGTAGGCATAGGAAAGAGCGACTGCCATTTGTGCGCTGCTTACGACTCAACAGCTCTGCCCGAATGTGGGGAGATATAAAAGTCACGCTCAATGGCAATCGCTCGATATTACTCAAACGTTTTCCAAAAAGTACAATCTCCATCCACACGCAGATGTTGTCGTAAGACTTTGCGACCAATTTAACGTGAGGCCACCACGAGCAGAACACACTGCCATTGAATCGTAAGCGGTGGCAAAGATAGGCACTTTTTCTGAGAAAAGCAAGTATTTCAGCAATTATTTTTTCATCGTTTCTGGGATATATCTTTGATATATAAATTTTGTTAATAATCGTGGTTGTTTATCGCTATCTGGTCGCGGATGATGGCGAGGGTGTCGTTATACCCTGTGCAGTAGCCCCAAGTAAAGACATCCTTCATCAGCGAAATCGCATCTGGTGGCAAACCCTGCGTTCCCGCCTTCTGACAGAAGTCCGTCCAGGCACTCTCGATCATCCGGCGGACATCCTCGCCCGATGGCATGAATATCTTTTGCTCCATCGCTATCGTTTCGTTTCAGAGGGAGTGGCGGGACTCGAACCCGCGC